TTTGTGTACCGCTTCCAACGTTGATTGCACTGTTGTCATTGCGGATGCTTTGACCCAACGACCAGATCAAGTTGGCCAATTGACCGTATTGAGCTTGTTGTTGTTGTTGTGATTGCATCTGGTTGATATTGTTGGTTGTTGTAACCTCAACACCGCGAGCTGCTGAACCAGCAAATTCACGACTACGCAATTCAATAATTGCAGCATTGGCATCAGCCAATTGACGTTGCAAGTTGAGTTCATATTGTTGTGTGATCAATGCACGAGTCTTTTCACCATCATTTGAAATGTCTTTAGACAATTCATAACGATTTTCCATGATGTTTTGCTGAATTGCTGCTTGACCTTGCATTAATGCAACTGAGTTTGTGTTTACAATATCTTTTACATTGTCAACACGCGCAGCTAAAGAGCTAGCAACGTTGTTCAATTGTGTTGTAATACCAAGTGTTTGTGTAGCTTGTGAGGCTTCCATTGTGGCTGTGGAAATAGCCACAGACTTATCAACAGCACCAATAGCCGCCATTAAATCCATATTAGCTTGATTTTGCTCAGGAGGGTTGCGCAAAACTGCTCCACCTAAAGCTGCACCGCCATCGCCGTTACCGCCAAACAAACCACCATTGCCATTACGCAATAAGCTACCCAAGATCAATCCACCGATTAATCCACCACCGCTACCAAAGCCAAGGCCGCCGTCACCACCGCCACCGCCCATAATCATACTTGGAGTCATTACTTCTGCCATTTTTGTATCCTTTAATCTTGTGATCTCACTCATAACTTTATTATAGTAGTTATTAGCTTGATCTAATTTATCTTGAAGCGCACCCATAGTAAACGCAACTTGTTCTTGAGTTGGATCTACTGCTGGTACGCCAGTTTCATCTGCCATATAACTTCCTTTTAAAGCAGAAATGATACCGCGTATCACGCGCAGTCACCAAAACCTTGGCAACTGCAGTAATTATAGCATGATTGATAAGTGACGACAACCCGAGTTTTCTGGTTACAGGAGTTAAAATGCACATTACTAAGAAATTATGTTCCAAAAAGAAAAAGCCCCCAAGCTGTTAAACTTGGGGGCTTCTTTTTTGCTTACTCTTGCGGAGTGCCGGGAGCTTCTTCTTTGGGCAACTGACTTTGAGCTTGCTGTTGCAATTTCTGTGTCAGTGGATTAGCCACTTTAGCAGGTAACTCTTGCAAGGCTGCCAAGATCATATTGGCTTCTTCAAAAGAAATATCTGTAAAGGTAAAGATAGGAGGATTTGTGTTATTCATAATAATTATTAATTAACGGATAGGACAGGCACCTGTAGCACATTCTTCGCCCATAATTTCATCGAAACTATTAGCGTTTTCAAGGCTTACTGGTGTTAATTGGTGAACATAGTTGCGGAACGTTTGTTCGTCTACAACTTCTTGCGGCAGATATAGATAACCTAAATCTTTCGCTGTTTTAGTTGGGTCTGTGCGATAGATGAAACTAACACCTACATAACAATCCCAATTATCTAGCAACCAATCAATGATTGCGGGAACTTCTGAAGGATCGTAACTAATAGTTACTGAGGTATTTTGCTGAGTCCATGAAGTTTGAATCAGCTTGTATTTCTCAAGTTGTTCAACGGCTGTGTCGAGATTTACTTCTTTACCACCAGTCTTATGGAAAGGAACATCAGCCCACTCAACAGGGAATGTAATAAGTACACCGCTATCATCAGTGGGGTGATTAACAACGTTATAATTAGCAGCACGCAGTACCTCAACAATAGGGTCAAATTTACTAAACTGAACATTGTTGAAAATATACTTTCCTAGTGGTTTGTGGATTCCTTCGGTAGTATCCATAATTTTGGATAGTGTACCTGAGGGCTTCACACAAGTGATATTTTTAGGACTAGGCAAGCCTAATTCCTGAGCCATGCCGATAGCAGCACCAGTTGCTGTACGCTTTAAATACTCGTAGTCGTAACCAGTCATATCAGGACGCTTAGCAATACCTGTTAAACCTACTCCGCACAAACGCATGAAATAGTTGTTTAAATGCCAAGATTCCTGCAAGATGCCGTCTTGTAAGTTTACACAGGTTTGACGGTAATTTGCGCGAGCTGCAAGGCGGATTGCATTGTGTAACCCAGCGGTGTCTCCTTTGAATTTCGCAATATCTGTTTCTGTGAGATTACAGAAAGATTTGTTTCCAAGTAAGATTTCCACGCAAGGGTTGGCTCCCTTAAACCAAGGGGCACGACGTAAGGCTTCAACTTCATTGATAAATCCAGGTTCTGAGCCGCCTGCTTCTAGCATCAGATCAAAAATCTTTTGTAGGTCAGCTTTTAGTGGCTTCTCTTTAAATACTAAACTATTATTAGATTGCTGACGATGGCTATTACCATACAGCCACCAATCTTTCTTGGCTACCGCGAATTCTTCCCATTCAGGTTGTCCATAATCAAATAATGCAATTTCAGCACTTCTACGGCTGCTAAGAATGGTGCCAAGATGATTGACAATATCGAGGATGTCCATACGAGTAAGCAAACTATCAGCGCGGCCATTAAGTATATTGGCAATAGCAACATAAGCAGTGCTAATAGCCGAATCCCCTGACGAAATCCAACCATAACCTTTTAACCTTTCACCAGCAGGGCGTAACTGACTAAAGTCGAGTACGAGAGTATCAGCAGGGTATTTACCAGCAATAAGCTTACCAATAGATTTTGCCCAAGCTTCCGCAGAATCTCCAACTTGGATAGTCCATGTTTTAGTTTCTGGGTCAAATGTTTCCACATTGTGTTCATTTCCGCCCTTTTCTGTACGGGTACTACGAATTACACGGATATTTTTAATAGGCTTTGAAAAACCATTAAGGGTACCTACGATTGGTTTGAAACCAACTCCGCATCCTTGTAGTAACAACCATAAACAGTCTACTACGTCATACACAGTCTCTACATGGGTAAAGCTGCAGTTAAATTGTGAAGCCTCACGAGTTTTAGCTACGTTTGTACCGCCAAGCCAAAGTGTACGACCACTCATAGCTACTTTGCGATCTAGCATTAACTGTTCAAGATCATAGAGTTCCGCGTACTCTACATCTGTAAGTTCACGACCAGCGGCACGTTGCCACAGCCATTCTTGGTGATCGATAACTCGGGCTACTGTTTCTTGCCACGTTTCAAATTGTTTTCCGTCGTCTGAGGTGGGGCGATTATATGTACGACGTGTTATTACTTGTGCTCTTGTGCTTACTGCCATGATTTCCTTTATGTTCCTGTTGAACCGAAGCCGCCTGTGCCTCGGGTAGAGTCGTTCCAAATATCTTTAAACTGTACTAGTTCAACCTTCTGAATAACCAACTGGGCAATTCTATCGCCAGTCTGAATTTTATAAGGGTCATCACCGATATTTTTTAACAAAACTTTAATTGTGTCACGATAACCACTATCAATCACGCCTACGCTGTGAGGGATAGTAATTCCCTTTTTTCCTTGAGAGCTTCTATTATACACAAAGCCTGCAAAGCCTTGTGGAATTTTGACTGCTATACCCGTATCAACAAGTTTTTGCTCGTTGGGATAAATTTCCAGATCTTCGTATGCAAACAAGTCTGCTCCAGCATCACCTAAGTGTGCTCGTTCAGGAAGTTTAGCGCCTGGCTTTAGTTGGCAGTCTAGTACTTGGCTATAAGTCATAGTATTTGGATTATATCCAATAATTGTTGTTCCATTCATTTTAAATATAACTCTAAGGTTTCGTCAATTTGTTTGCAATTTTCAGAACCGATTGCTTCTTCGCAAAAGGTTACTAAATCCATTAATTTATAGTTTAATTCTAGTGTATCTTTGCACTCATTTAACGCCTGGATATACTTATATTTACCGCTAATAGGAATATTTGCAATAATGTCATAGGTACTACCATACTCATTAACCAGGCTAACTGCTCGTTTTGGACCAATACCAGGCACGCCAAAAACGTTATCGCCAGTATCACCTGTAAGGCACTTAATACTGATATAATCTTCGGGCTGGAAATCATAGTGATCATTCCAGTTATCAACTGTGACTTCTTTTCTGGTAACATATGAGAATCTCGATACATTAGGTTGAACTAATAAATCCCAGTCTTTATCTGAGCTAACAAGCCAAATATCATCGACAGGGAGTTTTGATTTTTTAGATACAATATATGCTGCAATATCGTCAGCCTCAACGCCTTGAAAGCGCAAAACTGGAAAGTCGGTATTGTCAGCAATATGCTCTAGGGTTTTGGTAAAGTCTTCAAAGAACAATTCAAACGCTGCTTTTTCAGCATCAGTTTGTTCTGCGAACTTGTCTTTACGATTTTGTTTGTACTCAGGATAAATAGCTTTACGATAGGAACTTGAGCCCTGATCGCCTGCAATAATCACATGAGATGCTTTGTATGATTTTTTAAGACTTTGAACTGTGCGCAGGTAGTCTTCGGCAAAATCAGTTGCACCACTATGTTTATAGCGAAAGGCAAGATTAAGTGAGTCTACAATTAGCAGAGTATTGTTTGCTTCGGTAATTTTTGAGAATGTTTTTGACATATAGTTTGCGTGTTTAATCTGTTATTATACCACTGCTAAGTTGCTGTGTCAAGTCACAAATACTGGTTGCTCCCACTTGAGCCAGTCTTCTAGTAGTGCTACGTAGAACTCGTGGTTTTCGTGGTTGTAGTAGATACAACGATAGTTTTGTGAGTTAGGCATTTCATCAAAGGCAACAAATACTTTGCTTCGATCAAATTTAAAAATCAATAAAGGTTTTTTACCTACCTGTGTTCCCTGACGAGTAGTCTGCTGCCAGAATTCTACTAGTTGCGGTGTCTTGCTTGTTAATAAGTGTGAAGTAAGGTGATCTTCCGCATAGCCTTTAACTTCTACACACCAAAGGTTGGTTCGCCCAGGTACGTACAAATCGCCCTTAAGCTGATGTTTAGGGTCAAGGGCTCCTGAACCAGGAACCCTTTCCCAAGCTAAACCAGTGTGCTTTTTCAACAGATCACGTACTGTGGTTTCTGTTCTAGCACCTTTGGCTCTAGCATCTACTACCATTACTCTGCTGCGGGTGCTTCAGGTGCTGGAGCTGCTTTTGCTGCGGCTTTTGGAGCTGCTTTTGGCGCTTCTTCGGCAGGAGCTGGTTCAACAGGAGCTGCCTCTACCACTGCTTCAACACAGCGAATTTCAACTGTGCAATTTGGATCAACACGAATTTCGAGTTTACCAGTACCAGTTGTTTCTAATGTTGAACGCTCATGATCGCTAAAATAATCGCCAACCTTCAAAGTCACCTTCTCGCCAGTTTCTTTGATAATGGTAGCCACTACATCGCCAATAATTTGTTCTAGAATCATATTATACCTCTATTTGGGATATGTTGTTACGTTTAATAACATTTACTTTTTCTAGTAGTGGATGACTAAAGCCATGGCTTACTAAGAATGTATTTAAATGTTCTTCTCGCAGTAACACTTCAACTAACTTTTCTTTACCATCAGTATCAAGTGTTTCTACAGTTTCGTCTAGTATCAATAGATTAATTCTTGAACTAGAAAGGGTTTGCATTAGCTTTCTGATAGCTAACAAAGTAGCTACATTAACTCTTGCTTTTTCACCGCCACTTAGTGCTAAGATTTCAATATCTTTTCCATTGTCTGTGATAACAACATTAAGTTTGTCACTAGCACTGATTTTGAAACTGATTTGAAATCTACCATCACTTAGATCAACCAAATATTTATTTGTAATGTCTTCTAAGTCTTTGACTAAGCATTCGATTTTGTATGCTACTAAACCTGTTGTACTAAATGTTTTAGTTAAAACATTTAAAATACTCATTCGTTCGCTGAGTTCGTGCAACTTGCCACTATAAGTTTCCAGCTCTTGGTTCATTTCCACTAACTGTTTAGACACTAAGTCTACTTTAGCATTGTGTGCACTTACTTCTTTGTTATGTTGCTCTGCTTCAACAATTTTGCGTTTTGTAAGAGCAATTGAGTTTTGTAGTTCTGTAAACTGTTGTTGTAAAGTTTGCTTATCTAGTAAGACTTCTGGCAATTCTGTATCAATTAAGGTATGATACTTTTCCCAATCTTCTTGAGATTTTTGAGCATTTTGCCAAGCCACTAATCCTTCAGAATATTTAGTAGACTCCCGATTCAGTTCGTCTAGCTCAATGAATAGTCTGTTAAGTTTAGCCTCGCTAGACTCTCGGATATCATGCTGTTCATTTACTAATTCTGAAATTTTATGAGTATCAATAGGCTGTAAACAAGTAGGGCAAACACCCTCTAGTTTAGTCATCTTCTGAACAAAGGCCTTGGTATCTTTTACAGTTTTCTGTAACTCGACTACCTGGTTGCTTAGTTCTCGATCTTTAGCTTTAATACCTTCAATATCCGTCTCTGGTTTTTCAGGAACTGGAACTAGCTTGATTTTAGATTGCAGTTGTTTATAAGTATTGTTTTGACTAATCTTTTTATTGGTAGACTCAATACTATTGATACTAACTTCTAAGGTACTAGCCTCTGTTAATAAATTAGAATCTAGCTCAGGAGCATCTACCATGTCTTTTAAAGTTAAGTCTGTTTTCTCATACTTATTCAGCCAACTAGTAACTGTATTTACTTGAGATTGCACGCTAGCCATATCTTTGGCTAGCTGCGAACTTACTTCTTTAAAAACTTCAGCAGCCTTGGTATACTTGCCTAAGTTGAGGATTTCGATCAAGAACTTTTTACGAGCTGTATCAGGAGCTGTTAAAAACTCTAGACTTGATGCATTTGACTGATAAACAATCTGTGCAAAGCTTTTGTGGTCAAAGCCTAGGATATCTTCAATCATCTTGTAGGTAGCTGTGGCTGTATGAGCACTAATATCTACATCTGACTTAAACAGCTTAACTGTTTGAGCACTACCACGGCTAGATTTAATTGTATAGTCTGTACCATCTCTGTTGAAATCAAGTTCAATAGTATAACTCTTATCTTTTACATAGCGATTAAGAATATCTGCTTTCTTAATGCCTTTTGAGTTTTTATTGAACAAAACTTCTTCAAGTATAAGTGCAATAGAACTTTTACCGTGACCATTGCGGCCCACCAATTGTGTTAGTGGGGCTGCAACAAAATCAATTTTATTATCTTTTCCGTAGCTAAAGGCATTAGCCCATCGTAGTTGTTTTATAGTTATCATTTACAGCGAGTCTTTTCTTTAGTTCTGGTAACCCGCCCACATATTGTCCATCGAGAAAAATCTGTGGAACGCTACGTGCGTTAGGTACTTTTTCAATTAAATCTTTTTTAGTATATTTGCCACCGCCAACCATACATTCGGTATATTCAATACCAAAAGATGTTAGTAAACGCTTGGCTTCTTGGCAGGCTGGACAGTTAGTTTGTGACCAAACTTCAGCGCTATTCCGATTCAATTTTGTCTGCATAATTTTGAAATTCCTTTAGTACGTTTTCAATAGTATCTTCTGGCAATTCTAAAATATATGCAAGATACTCTCGGATTTCTTCTGACATAGACATTTCTTTGTCTAGGATCAGGGCGGAATCTGTATCCCGCTTAATAACTTTGCGATCAATTAAGTCGCTATCTTCTAGTTCGCCAAGTTCTTGCATATCGCCTTCAACTTGGTAAATTGTGTGGTCGTAGTCTGTTGGCGGTTTAGGGTCATGCACAGCTACTGTCTTGCGAATAAGTTGTGGTAACTGTAGTTTTTGCCACTCATGAGTCAAAGACTCGGTATCCAATATAACCACACCAGTATCCACATTATGACGATGAAAACTAGTAGTGACGGGACTGCCAGGATAGATAATATTTTTCTGAGAGTTTTCATAGCTGTGTAAGTCACCAGCTAAGACCAAGTCCCAGCGGGCAAATAGTTCTAAGTCTATTTCAGGCTTTACGTGTGGTGGAATTTCTCCACGAACGTGTGTAAAGCAGATATTGCCATGTAATTTTGGCTTTTCGCTAAAATTATCCGGTGCTTTTTCAAACTCTTTGAGTTTGTTGTATGGAATAAAATCCATGTTATCTATAGAGTAAAAATCATCAATAATTGTTACTTTACGATTTAATCTGTTAGTAACTTGTTTTAAATTACTAAGAAATGTAGTATCTTTCTTAACTGCTTCGTGATTTCCTGGATAGATAATTGTAGGGATATCACAATGTGTTACTAGGTCAAAGTATGTTTCTAGCTCTTCCATATTAGGAAGTTTATCAAACACATCTCCACCAATAACAAACAAATCACAGTCTTTTTGAATTTCCCTGAGCTGCTTCCATAGCATATCGAACCTATTTTTAGCCCATGGAATAGGTACGTTTTTCTGACCCAACTTAATGTGTATGTCCGCCGAGAACAATACTTTCATATATTATTATCTTTCTTATATTTTTCAACAGCAGCATAGGCAGACTCTCCAGACTCATACATACCTATATGTATAGTTTTACCCTGCACTTTAATAGCTGCTTGGTATCTGTTACATATTTTTCTTACATTTTTATATCCAGATTTACCAACGTCTCTATTAGCTTTAGAGACATTCTTATTTTGAGAAACGTCCTGTAAGTTATCTAATCTATTGTCGTCTTTTATACCATTTATATGATCTATAACTTTGGTAGGCCACTCTTGGAAACAGTAATACCAGGCTAGTCTATGTGCTAAGTATAATTTTCCATCTACACTGATTTGTCTATAGCCTTTACCATTGGTGGAGCCCGCAAGTGTACCAGCTTTAGCTAATCTCTTTCTATCTACTTTCCAAGTAAATATTCCAGTATCTGGACAATAGTCTAATAATTCACAGAGCCTATCGTGTTTAATATGTTCCATGCTGTAACTTTCGTAGCATAAAAAGCCCGCTAAGTTTTTAGTTTAGCGGGCTTTGATTTTTAACCTAGTTCTTTGACTGCTTCTTGCTCAGAAGATTCGCCTTCGCCGTCTTCTTCTTGGTTGGAAGTGATTTTCTCCAACAAGGCTTTTACATCTGCTTCTGTAGGACGAGGAAATTTCTCATCGATATTTTTAGCAGCATCAGCCATAGCGCGTTCTTCAGGGGTCAATGGACGAGCTTTGCAACGCAAAACCTGCAATGTATACTCAACGTTAAAAGGCAGTGGTCCTGTCTTAACGCGCTTGAATACAACGTCCCAACCTGTATCATAGTCAGTAGGGTCTCCTAAATCTTCAGCCGCTGTAACGATTTGCTCAAACAACTTCTTTTTCAAGTTAAGAGCAACAACTTTCTGCGACTTAGGGTCAATACAATTTACAGAATAACTCCAAGAGCATTTTGCTTCTGGGAAATATTCAGTAACATGATCTTTCTCAATGTTATCAAACTTCTCCTTTTCACGACTAAATGCTAAACATTCAACTGGAATATCTTTGTTATTAGTGCCTTTCAGCCAATAAATATATCGTGGAAGAACTCCGCCAATCAAGCGGACCGTGTTTTCGCCATCTTTGTATTCGTAAGATTCGACTTTGTTTGATTGTGCTTTACCTTTGGTGTTTTTAAAGCTAAGTGCCATTTTTATTTTTCCTCGTATTTGAAGTGAATTTTGTTTTCTGTTATTTTTAGTAGCGGATTTGGTTTTATTGCGTTTAGGTCAATATCTGAATAATAAGATAGGTCTAGATATGTGTAACCGTAATGTTTATATATTGCGTAGTTTCTACGCCCCGCTAATCGAATATATTGTGCTTTATGTACAATATCGGTGCTGGTATCAGTAAATAAGGCTGCAGGGTTTATTAGAAAACTATTACCTTTTAAGTTAAAAATCGGTTTGATTTTACTGTATCGGTTTTTAGGAATAGATTTTCTAATAAAGTGCAATCTTAAAGTTTCAACTAATTTTACGGAGTCACAGTGTGTTGTGGACTCAAGCAATGAAAGGTTGAAGAAAAGGGTCATATACTGAAACTTAACAATTATTATACCATTTTGGATGCCGCGTGACAAGTGAAATTTTATCTACGCTAATACCTTCCAGCCTTTGCGTAGATAAAGCCCTAACCTGTCTGTGTTTTGCTTTTTGTCAGCATATCCAGCAAATTGAATATCTACTATGATTGGGTCTAGTTTACCTTCATGCATTCGCATAATGCGACCAGCAATTTGTTCTAGCAAACTATCATTTGACATAGGTACTGCTAATATTACGCAGCTGAGGATGTTGATTGAGATACCTTCTGAAAAGATCTGCCTGCTTCCAGCAATGCACATTTTTTCTTTGGCAAGGATTTGAGCTTTTGCTCTTTGTCGATCTTCAAAACTGGTGTTCCCAGTAACCAACAAACACGTGTCACCAACATAGTCTTTTACCTTTTCTAAAAATTCTACTCGATCAGCAATAACTAAAACGCTGTGCCCTTCTTGGACGTGCATTTTAGCTATGTCTGCAATAAATTGTCTGTATTTGTCATCTTGGGTAAGATCGGTGATCTTGTCTACCCAAGTTGCATTAGGTTTAAGTGTAATGCCACTTTTTACCATGTGTATGGTAGGAGGAATTGTATTCGACACTGGAGGTTTTAATACCTGCGAGCCGAAATAGTCCTTGAATAGTATGTGTTTGCCATCTTTGCGCTGCATTGTCCCAGATAGGGCGATTCTGTATCTGGCATGGAAAGCATCAATTGTTCCTGCAAATGTAGTGGCAGGACAGTGGTGTGCTTCGTCCAAGATAACAGTCCCAAACTCTTTAGCCAGTTCTGAAGTGTGTTTAACCAAGGTTTGGATATTGGCAACTGTGATAAAGTGGTCGTCGTGGTCAACTCGTCCACCACCAATAACTCCGCAGTCCACCCCGAATAGCGTTCGTATTTCTTCACACCACTGATCT